CCTTGGGATGGGCGTGGGCTTACACCTAATGCACAAGTAACTGTGATACCTCCTAACATGGGTTTGAAATTTGCTTTGAAAAATCCTGTGCAACTGGTACAAGCAGCCACAGTGGCAGTGAGTAAACTAGGACCACTGGCTGATCAGTTTCTAGCTGGCACACCAAATGTAGTTCGCGATGCACTGAAAAAGTATCTAGGACAATTTAAAACACAAAGAACTAATTTACCGTTGGCCGACTGGCTACGCTCTAATGTCAGTGCCAAACAGTACAAGTTTCTAGTTGGTGAAGGTGATGGATATTTGGTGACAAATCGTCGTGGACTTGATGCTGTGTTTAAGATTTGGAATGCGATTAGTGCACTTAAGGAAAATCTTGCTCAACAGCTAGAATCACAGGTTCAAGGCATGCAGCAGTATGTCTCAGGACAACCGCAAGGCGAAGGTTTTGTGATACCGAGTCGTGCTGGATTGGTCAAGTTGGTACAGCGAGGCGGTTTTGGTGCTGCTCACTTTGGTGGTTTCGCTGCTAAAAAGTAGCCAGTTTGATAAATAAATACATACGTGAAAGCGTAAACATTTAGAAAGGAAATTAAAATGGCCGTATTCGCAAGAGTTAATGGTGCAGCAGCTCCGATGGAGCAAGTAGGTCGTGATCTATATTTCAAGACCTTTACAAAAGGTACAGCAATGAGCCAGGCAGACCTAGAAGCTCTAGTTCAAGCTATTCAGTCTACTAGCACAATCACAGCTATTGGTGCATTTACAGCAGCCAGCAGCACAGCAGTAAACATGGTTATTGAAGGTGCAGACATCAGCAATGCTGCTAACACACCAATGACTGGCATCACAACCAGCAACTTAACATTCTAATTTAGAATCAGTTGCAACCCTAAGCCCTACCTAGTAGGGCTTTTTTATTGGCTGTGTTTTCTGCTAGTAAATATCGTATATGAAGACCTATGCTGTATACACTCTGATAGATATTACTGCTACCGGGGAAATAAACAATAACACAGAAAATCAACCTGCTAGAAATCAACAACGTAATTGGGAAACAGCTCACCAGATAGTTAGCCTACGCCAACAGGTGCAGATCATAGCAATGCCCGGAGATCCAAAATTAGTACAAATGTCTGCTCATGATTTTGGTAGTTACTATCGTGGGCAGCAACAATGTTGGAAATTTATGTTTCAAGCTGATTATCATGTCGCCGATTCAGTGGCACAATTATATCGAGACTTTGATAATGTACCTGTTATCACAGGATTAAATGAAACTGTGAGTTTGCCTTATTCGGTGTTTTGTAGTGATGGTATCTTAAAGAACCTATATATTAGGCAAATGGATTAAATAGTAACAATGGCCGGCTTAAGTCTAGCCTTACCTATTGCCTGGAAACCTAAATATGACTACGAGCAGTATAGAAAAAGAAAATCTGGAGGCCCATGTGGAGTTGTGTGCAGAGCGTTACCGTCAATTGAACATGAAATTAGATACTCTAGATAGCAAAGTTACATCAATGGAAGGAATGATCTCAGAAATCAAGAACAGTTTGTCGGACGCTACCGATAAACACAATAAACAATTGATTACCATTGGTACCAGCCTAATTGTGGTATTGATCGGAGCTATTGTTACACTGGTAGTAGCACTTAATCGATGAAAATAGTAGAATTTATCAATGGGCTCAGAATGCCCATAACTAATGAAGAGTCGGATGTTTTGTCCCGTTTTGACAATGCTGAACACACAATCAATAAACAGGACCTGACCGAACGTGAACAGGTTCTAGCAAATCAACTAGTTAACAAAGGTGTCTTAGTAAGAAAAAACACAGATGGACAAATCCATTATCGCAAACAAGTCAACCATTGAACAAGCAGTGCGTGCAGAGGTACGCCGAGTGCGTACCTGGACACGCAAAGAACTGCAAGCTCTATTAGACAAAACCAACGCCGATCGTCAAAAGCCCATAATTGTTCCACTGGGTAATGCTGGATTTTTAATTGGCAATTATGCAGTAAGGCGCAATCATGACTCATGGAGCATGATCTATCGCTACAATGATCGTGAACTAGAATTCACCGATCAGGAATCTGCATTGTTGTATGCTGTACTACAGCAAATAGGACGCAGTGAAGTGGCCGATCAGCTGTTGACACATGATCAAAACATCACACGATTAACCCAAGAAACCCAAAGATTTAAACTTAGATATCAGCAGGCCTCTCAACGTCGTAATACACATCAGCAAGATCTCTATTTGTGTAGGTATAATCATACTCAAATGCAGCTCCAACATCACAAGCAGTTATTGGCGAAAACTTTGAAGATGGCTAAATACTATAACCTTTAGGAATACCATTATGAACCTATCTGATATTAATCCCGCAGCTTCTTCTAAAAGGATGAATTCACTTATGCAAAGCCGTTTCGGATTTAGCTTAGACTACAATCGTCTAACATTCTCTAAAGCTCAACAGCTTAACAATCTAGTTTCAGAAAACATTGCTCGTATCCGTCGTAGCTATGGCGTACACACTGCTGAACGTAATCCCAAGTACATGGAGTTACTCATGGTGCGTGAAAGCCTAGGTAAATGGATGCGTGAAAACCAGCATCTTATGGAAAGCGAGATGGGCAAGAGCGAAGCGATACTCGCAGCCAAAGACATGGTGGACAGCATCCAGGACATGGTTGAAAAAGTTAGCAAGATGCAGGTAGAACAACTACCAGCTCTCATTGATACCATCCGTGACCAAATTGGCATGCAAGAAGCCGATCAGTTCAAGTCAGCCATGGGCGACCTACTACAAAGTATCAGTCAAGAGCTAGCCACTGCTCGTGAAACTGCTGATTCTTCAGCTCGTCAACTAGCCGGCGAAGAAGGTGCAGGTATGATGGGCGGTGCGGGCATGCCCGGCAGTGGTTTAGATATGCCTTCTGCTGCTCCTACACTAGGTGAACCCAGTGACCTAGACACTGATATGGCACCCGACGAGTTTGCTGGTACCGACGCTGCTGCTGGCGGCACAGAACCCATTGGCAGAGAAAAGCGTTAATGAGAGCACATGAGTTTATGGTTGAGGATATCACACCCTCAACCAATAACTTAATCAACACGCTGGAAACACTAAGAGGCGAAACTGATCAAATTCGTGTAGACAGTCTGGTCAACTTGGTTAGAAAGAAGCCAGGTAGTGAGATGTTTAACGTGGATCTGTTGTTGGACGCTCAAAAGGATAATCCAGCTGTGCAGAATTTGATTAAGAGCATCAGCACAGATGATTTCGGCGTGCGTTATGTGCACTTGCATCCAATGGACCCTGACGATGAAGAGCCCATTGACATAACTAGTCCCGACCGTGATCGTGATGAGCCTAGCGCCAATCCACAAGCCACAGTAGCATCTATGGCCAAAAGAGCTGCGAAAAAGCGTACATAACTGTTGCAACTTAGGTCCTAGTATGCTATTATAGTCAATAGTATGCTAAACAATAAATTTAACTATCATTCAATAAACCGACAAAGTATAGATGGAGTACGCTATTATGTTACTCCAAATGGTGATCGAGTTCCTTCGGTTACCACCATACTTGATCGTACCAAACCTGCAGAAGCACGTCAAGCTCTAGCCGAATGGCGTCGTAGAGTAGGCGAGCAGCAAGCACAGGCCATTACCACAGAAGCAGCCGGTCGTGGCACAAGAATGCACAAATGGCTGGAAACTTATGTGCAAACTGGCCTAGCAGGCACACCAGGTTCACATCCAGAAAGCCAACGCAGTCATCGAATGGCCATGAAGATCATTGAATCTGGTCTTTGCAACGTGTCTGAAGTATGGGGCAATGAAGTTCCACTGTACTTTCCAGAACTGTATGCCGGTACCACAGACTGTGTAGGTGTGCACAATGGTGAACAAGCTATTCTGGATTTTAAACAAAGCAACAAGCCCAAGCGCAGAGAGTGGGTCGATGATTATTTTCTACAAATCACAGCTTATGCGCTGGCACACAATGAAGTTTATGGCACTAACATACGCAAAGGTGTGATCATGATGTGTGTAAAACCTGCTGACAATGCTGAACCAGAGTACCAAGAATTTGTCTTAGAACCCCAAGACTTTGACCATTGGACTCAGCGTTGGTGTGATCGAGTCAGCGAGTACTATCGCCTACGGTAAATACTCAATAGGGGACAGGATCACATGGCTGTATTACAGATAAGTCAAATTCAAGTACGCAAAGGCCTATTACAGGACCTAGGTCAGCTAGCCGGCGGCGAATTTGGATGGGCTGTTGACAAACTAAGATTATTCATTGGTAATGGTAATTTAGATGAAGGCAGTCCCTATATTGGTAACACTGAAATACTCACAGAACACAGCCTCCGTACCAATGGTTTAGCCACATTTACCTATAGATTTCGCGGCCTGTTAGGTGGTTATGATGCACAAAGCGGACCTACTATACTAAGTCCTACTTTACGCAGTCTACAGGACAAGCTAGACGACTTTATCAATGTAAAAGACTTTGGTGCTGTAGGTGACGGCTTCACTGACGATCTAGATGCCATACAACGTGCTATTGACGAAGTTTATAATAAATTGGGTGCTTTCACTAATTATCCTACCAGACGACATGTAAATTTTTATCCTGGTGTTTACGTGGTCTATGGAGAACTGCGTTTACCGCCATTTACTTATTTGAATGGTATCGGTGAAGGTGCTGTTATTATCAGGCAAATGAGCCCAGCCTCTACTTGCTTGATTAAAAGCACAACCAGTACCGGTATCTTTGATGAGCGTATTAACAGCAACGGCATGGCACCTGGTCCTATTGCCATTAATAATATTACGTTTGAAAACACCTTTGATCGAGACATTGCACTGTTTGAAAGTGCCAGTGATGTAAGTTTGTTTAGGTGTCGATTCATTGGTAACTTAACCACACCAACCACTAGTTCTATCAGCAATGGTGTAGCGTTCAAAAGTACATACTTGGCCGCTAAATCTATTAGAGTAGTTGAATGTGATTTTTCAGGATCTAGCACCAATTTATTATTAAGCAGTAATATTGGACTTAGTGATGTAAGTGTTACACGCTGTACCTTTAGTAATAGTTATTATGGTGTATTTTTCACCACGTTTACAGCCGCTCCTCCGCATGCTAGTACCCGAATCACTGACAGTGTATTTGATAGAATAGCCAAGGAAGGCATCAGAGTTGAACCTCATCTCAAAGGTGTGCTGACCAGCACCAATACATTTTTAAATGTTGGTCGTGGACAATTAGCCACTGCTAATCCCATAAGTTCGGTAATTACCTTTAGTGGCAATGCTAGTCACAGCATTGCCGATGTATTTTTCAGAAATGACAAGGATGATTATTACTTCCCCACAGTGTTTCATGGTGCCACTGAAATTATCAGTACCGACCCAAACAGTCAGATCAAATTTGGTAATTCGCATCAAACCATTGGACGCAGTATTACAGTAACCAACAATACCAGTGCCAATGTTGCACTAAGTCCAAGATTTAAGCAGGGTCGTGTATTTTACAGTGTACAGCGTAATAATAAATTTCGTGTTGGGCAAATTAAATTTGCGGTTGATCCAGGTAGCAATAGTTGCGAATGGCGTGAAAGCTATACCGAAAAAGACGATGTTGGAATTATTACCAACATGCGCTATGAAGTAGTTGATGGATTAACCAGACCGGTTGTAGAATTCAGAGCCGACGATCGGGGTACAGCCAGTGTAATAACTTATGATGTTAAAAGTGATTTCAATCCAGCTTATCTCAACGCTTTGCCTGAGGCTACATATCCTCCACCTACTACTGCACCTCCACCATTGGCCAATATTGATTTATATTTTAGTCCTGCCAATGTCAATGTTAATATTGCATTTAGTACTAATAGTATAAGCACACTAGGTAATACTTATTTGTTTGCTGCCAATGGTACTCCAATGGCATTTTACCCTGTGATCATGTCAGTGAACACAGCGCCAGCGAGCAGTAATGTCTTTATTAGTCCTGTGTCGTTTAATATTATGAGTGGCGAACAACGTGAGGTATTTTTCCCAATTAGATTTGAGTCGCCGGCCAATGACACAACCAGTACAGAATTTGTATATACCATAGATGCTGTCAGTGGCACAGAGAAAGCTACATTTACCTATACACAAAATAGAATTGCTAGTACAACTACTACCACAACTACGGCAGCTCCTGGGCCCACCACTACATCTACCACAACTACAGCAGCTCCTGGAACTACTACTACCACTACAGCAGCTCCTGGAACTACTACCACCACTACATCTACCACAACTACAGCAGCTCCTGGAACTACTACTACCACTACATCTACCACAACTACAGCAGCTCCTGGAACTACTACTACCACTACAGCAGCTCCTGGAACTACTACCACAACTACAGCAGCTCCTGGAACTACTACCACCACTACATCTACCACAACTACAGCAGCTCCTGGAACTACTACCACAACTACAACCCTCAGCGCGAATCCGTATGCTAGTAATCTAAGTTTTGGTCAAATTGACACAGGCACAGTAGATGGCGGTGGTGCTCAAATTTATGCTCAAGGATATAAATTTGTTGATATCAGCAATGTTACCAGAGTAGTAATTAATAGCAAATCGGAGCCTAGCTTAACCAATGATCCTTACGATACTTGGTCATCCACAATAGAAACCATCTACGACTCAAACGTAGATGCTCCGTTACCAGCCAGTGGACAGATTAGAACTTTTTCAGGTGCACACTCTGGTGAAGCGTTTTTCACAGGTGGTACTGGCAAAGTGGGATACAGGATAACTGTTTACCATACCACTAATCCCACATGGACTTCATCGGCGACTAGTAGTCCCACTGATTACATTAGACTTGGTGGAACGTTTGGAGGCGGATCATAATGATAACAGGACCTACATTTTTCTATGCCAATGGCACTCCATTTACCGGCAACATGCAGGTATTTTTCAGCAACGATTGTTACCCATTAACTGGTAATGTTATTGTGGGACATGACGTCATAACTACAACTACCACTACTAATCCAGCAACTTAAAACTCAACCATATGTGGAATCTTAGACCCGAAGAAAGACTTCGCGAGTGGCGTAGCTTCCGCCGCGAAATCGGCCAACTACCCGTGGAGTCAGCTATTCAACAAACTGTACAGTTATGGAGTTATGCTCCATATGTAACGCATTATTTGTGTGCAGACCTGGTAGAAGATTGGCCAGAACCCTGGACTTTGGTGCATGAAAACTACTATTGTGATCTTGCAAAAGCTCTAGGAATGCTGTATACTCTGTATCTCTGCGACCATTGGAATAACAGTATAGATAATTTAGAAATCAGAATATATAAAGACACTGATCAGCATGATATCCTAAACACCGTTTGGGTAAACCAGGGAAAATATATACTTAATTTCCAGTTCAATGCTGTCGTAAATAAAATTCTCGTCGACGAAAAATATAAACTAAAGCACAGATATACCGTCAAGGATTTGAAGCTTGACCTTTATTGAACCTAAGGAATCGAAGTGACTCATGAAATTTATGTGATTAAACGCAATGGGGTACGTGTACCTCTAGACATTAGCAAAATACAAAGACAGGTAAGCAATGCCTGCAAGGGAATCGACGGTGTTAGCCCAAGCATGATTGAAATCAAAGCGCAGCTGGAATTTCATGACGGCATGACCACTAGTACCATAGATGCACTGTTGTTGCAGGCCATGGTTGGCCTAATTGATGAAACTGAAAATCCAGAAATAAACAATGTTAATTATCAACTGGTGGCTGGTCGTCAACGTTTGAGCATGTTGCGTAAGGAAGTATATGGCGACTATGATCCACCACGACTTTACGAAATTGTAAAGAAGAACGTAGATGCCGGAATGTATACCCCGGAATTGCTAGAGTGGTATACCCAGGATGAATGGAATATCATTGATCTGTTTATTGATCATGCCAAAGATGAAAATTATACATTCGCTGCTATTGCACAGTTATGTGAGAAATATCTAGTACAAAATCGTGCCACTGGGCAAGTATACGAAACACCACAAGTTCGCTATGCTGTTGCAGCCGCTACAGCATTTCATGCTGAACCACGAGATCGGAGATTAAAGTATGTAAAGGACTACTATGAGTGCGCTTCAGATGGTCATTTCACTCTTGCCACCCCTGTGCTTGCTGGGCTTGGCACTACTACTAAACAGTTCAGTAGTTGCGTTCTTATCAGTAGTGATGATACCCTTGATAGCATATTCGCTGCTGGTGAAATGATGGCCAAGTATGCCAGTAAACGTGCTGGCATTGGCCTGGAGATTGGTCGTATTAGACCACTCGGTGCTCCTATTCGCAATGGTGAAATCAAGCACACAGGTCTGGTACCATTTATGAAGAAATGGTTCTCGGATCTACGCAGTTGCAGTCAAGGTGGCATACGTAATGCATCGTGTACAGTAACATTTCCTATCTGGCATGCACAGTTTGAAGACCTTATTGTGTTGAAAAACAATCAAGGCACAGAAGAAACTCGTGTTAGACAAATGGATTACTCAGTGGTGATCAATGCCATGTTTTGGCGTAGATTTAAGAATGGTGAAAACATTACCTTATTTGATCCACATGAAGTGCCTGACCTATACGAAGCCTTTTATAGAAACACTGAGGAATTCGAAAGGTTATATGCAAAATATGAGCACGATGCGACAAAAAAGAAAAAGGTACTACCAGCGGACGAGATCTTTAAGAATGGCATACTTAAGGAACGCACTGACACTGGTCGCATCTACCTTGTGTTCATTGACAACGTTCAGCGTCAAGGTCCGTTTGACACAGAGCTTGATCCAGTATATCAATCAAATCTTTGCCAAGAGATATTATTACCCACGCGACCTTTCCAGAGGATTGAAGATGCTGAGGGAAGAATCGCTCTTTGTACTCTTGGCAGTATAAACTGGGGAGCGTTTAGAAATCCACAAGACATGCGTCGTGCTTGCCGAGTGCTAGTACGCAGCCTAAGCAATTTATTAAACTATCAAGACTTCCTAAGCATTCAAAGCGAACTGGCTAATCAGGACTTTGAACCGCTTGGGGTGGGCATCACTAACCTAGCATATTGGCATGCTCGTCGGAGCCTCAAGTACGGCGAACCAACAGCTTTAGCAGAAGTAAAGCGTTGGATGGAGCATCAGGCCTATTACCTAACCGAAACGAGTGTAGAATTGGCTGAAGAGCGCGGTGCTTGCAGTAAGTCGGCGCAGACCTATTACGGTAGGGGCATATTCCCTTGGGAACGTCGCGCCCGGGCAGTTAATGAGCTCACAGACTTCGGTCCAAGTCTTGACTGGGAACCATTGAGAACTAGAATGAAACGATCGGGCATACGCAATGCAACTTTGATGGCCGTTGCCCCTGTTGAATCTAGTTCAGTTGTGTTAAACTCTACCAATGGCATTGAAATGCCCATGGAGTTGATTTCAGTGAAAGAATCAAAGGCAGGATCATTTGTACAAGTAGTACCTGAGTATCGTAGATTGAAAACACGTTATCAACTTATGTGGGACCAAGCCGACTGCGTGGACTATCTTAAAACAGCAGCAGTGATTGCAGCCTATGTGGATCAAAGTTTGAGTACTAATACCTTTTACAATCCGGCCTATTACGCAAATAACAAAGTACCAGCCACTGTGATTGCAGGCAATCTCATGCGAGCACATCGTTGGGGTTTGAAAACAATCTATTATAGCTTGATTAATAAAGTGGGTGCCAAGAGTGCACTGACCACTACTACCATGGCACCAGTTCATCAATTGGTAACCATGGACACACCTACAGAGGAGGAGGCCTGCGAGGCCTGTGTTTTATGAGTATAGCACAATATAACCTAAGTAAACGTACCAATTATCTGCAACGTCATATGTTTCTGGACCCAGAAGGTCCAGTTACAGTGCAGCGGTTTGAGGAAGTAAAATATCCTAAAATTGCCCGGTATGAAGAAACTGCTCGTGGCTTTTTCTGGGTTCCAGAAGAAATTACATTAACCAAAGACAAGATTGATTTCAAAGAGGCCACTGACGCAGTCAAGCACATCTTTACCAGCAACTTACTGCGTCAAACTGCCTTGGACAGTATTCAAGGCCGAGCACCAGCACAGGTATTTGGACCTGTGATTTCAGTTCCCGAAGTTGAAGCCTTGGTCAGTAACTGGAGCTTTTTCGAAACAGCCATTCACAGCAAAAGCTATAGCCACATCATTAGAAACATCTATGGTGTGCCTAAAGAAGAATTTAACAAAATCCATGACACTCAAGAAATAGTGGACATGGCGGCCAGTGTGGGTAGATACTATGATGAACTGCATCGTCTAAATAGTTTAAAAGAAATTAGTCCAGAATTAGTCAACGAAAAAGACCATGTTCGAGCCATTTGGATGGCACTAAATGCCAGTTACGCACTAGAGGCTTTTCGTTTTATGGTGTCGTTTGCTACCAGTTTGGCCATGGTAGAGAATCGTATATTCATTGGTAATGGTAATATCATTGCACTAATTCTGCAAGATGAAATCTTACATGCTGAATGGACTGCTTATATTATCAACCAAGTAGTGCGTGATGATCCACGTTTTGCTCAAGCCGCACAAGACTGTCGCGCCGAGGTTTATGCCATGTACATGGAAGTCATAGCAGAAGAAAAGGCCTGGGCTGACTATTTGTTCAAGCGAGGTGTAGTAATTGGTCTGAACAGTCAAATACTCAAAGACTTTGTTGACTACACAGCTTTTACAAGACTCAAGGAAATTGGCATTAAATATACTGAAGACCATCCTAAAACTACGCCGATTCCCTGGTTTAACAAACATGTTAACATCAACAAAAAGCAAACTGCTTTACAGGAATCAGAGTCAACAAATTATGTTATTGGGGTGATGTCAGACACGGTAGAACGTGAGTTACTACCTGATATTTAAGGAACTGATATGGCCAAGATATATGAAGAAATTATAGTAATCAAATTAAGCACCTTGATCAAAGATGGTGCCAAAGACCCGCAACTTGCCACAGCTGAATTGCTAGAAGCCTTGAGCGGTGTAGCTGATGAGTTAGTAGGGTCTGGAATAGTTGTAGAAGTGGAGAAAGCCTAATGTTAACAGTGTACAGCAAAGCAGATTGCCCATTTTGCGATCGTGCGAAAAATTTACTGAAATTGAAAAATATTGCCTATGAAGAAGTGCGTGTAGACCTAGACCCTGCTGCTCGTGAATTCATCATGAGCCAAGGCCATAGAACTGTGCCACAAATCTATCGAGATGGCAAGCTGTTAGTTGAAAATGGGTATCATGGACTCAGTCAACTCAGCGATGTAGAATTAGCGAAATTCAAGGTATAACATGCTAGTAGAAAAACTCAAATATGCCCCAGGCGATATTATCAATCTAAAATTAATCAGTGGCGACGAGGTTGTTGGTGAATTAGTCAACGCCGAGGGAGGTCACTATGAACTGCGTCGCCCATGTATTGTGGTAACCAGTCCTGACGGTATTGGTTTATTACAGGCCATGTTTGGTCTGGATGCTGACCTAGAAAATTTACTGTACAGAGATCAACACGTGATCACAGTGTGTCGCACTCATGAAAAAATGCGCGAGCACTATGTTACAGTGGTTAATGCTGAGTAAACATGCCCGGTGCCGTTAGAGCCAAACGTGATATATTTGGGCTAGGCGGCACCTGCTGCATAGGCAGTTGTGACGTACAAGTCAACGGCGCTCAGGCAGTACGTGTGGGCGATATTGTTGTACCACACTTGGCAGGCAAACGTCATAAAATTCCAAATCCTGTGACCACCGGTGCTTGTCAGGTCTTGGTCAATGGACGCAAAATGGTCAGACAAGGTGATGTAGCTGCCTGTCTTGATCCAGCAGTATCTGGCAGTTGTGATGTCCAAGTTGGCAATCAACTGCCTAACATACAACCACAGAATCAAATACCATCCATGGTATTACCGCCGGGTGCAATCAATGTTGAAGGGCGTGTGGTATTTGAAAACACCACACAAGGTATTGAATCACTGGCATCACAAGAGCGCAGTGTTAGTGCTAGCTTGCCAGGCTATCATGAAGAACCACCAGGATCTGTGCCGGGACAATCTGCGCCTACACCAGTGGCAGTGCCACCTGAAGGCTGCAAAGTCAGCAAGTATTTTAAACTAGCAGACAGCAAGATGGCTATTGTAGCACAAGATGGCTTGACCAAGGAACAAATAGAGTGTAACTGGATAGCTTTGTGCTTGAACATTTTAGACAGATTAACCGACGACGGGTACAAGTTCAAAATCAACAGTGGGTTTAGAACTGTGGCCTATGACCTAACCTTAGGCAGCAGCAATGCCAGCGATCACAGACTAGGTTGTGCTGTGGATATTTCCGCTGGCAGTGCAGAAGCCAACAAGGCCATATTCAAACACATGTTGAATAATTATGCCTACAGTCAGCTGATCTATGAAGGAAACTGGGTACACATAGCTTATAATGGTCGTGGTCCAAAAGGTGCTGCTCGTGTGATGTACTCTTATACTGGCTCTAATCTACAGGTAGCAGGAGCTCGCGGAGAGAATCTACCCGCTGATTTAAGGGCATAAATATTTAAATGTGTAAATTATGTACGCCTTTATTGGCCATTGCAGCCGGTGGACTCATACAAGGATTTGGCCTACAAGCTAATCCTTTTGTAGCCGGTGCTGTGAC